CTAAACGCATCTACAACTGTACGGAGATGTTCGGGAGATTTTGAAAGAGAAGCAAGAGAAGAGCCTCGCCGAATAGACAATTTCACAAATTTCGAAATTAGATCCGTCTGCTGAGGCATCTTGTCATAGAAAATTAATTAAGACGCGGCTGTTTCCAATTAATATCGGTGCTTTGGTTTGCCACGCCTTCCTTGAGCTCACACTCAAGGCCTTCTTCGTCGCTGGTTAATTGACCAAATTTCTTTAATCGTTCTAAAGCATCCAGCATTGTTTTTGCGCCGTGTTCTCCGACATAAATATCCATATCGTCGCAGCCGTACTGATTTTCTTCCATGGCAGCCAGCGCAGAAGATGCTGCCTCATATCTCTTAGTTAACTGGCGGAAATCCTCTTCGAGAAAAACCATCAGTTCTAATACGGCAATATAAGGCGTGCCGGAAAGCTCCGGATGCCTGACAAAAACCGTAAAGACTTCAGTCAGCATTTCATCAACTTCTCTTCTGGTGCTAAAGAGCTCATCGATATGATTCTCGGCGACTTCCATAAAATCGTCTAAGTTACTGTAGTCTTCCGGCTGAGGCGTGTGCCGCTCATACGATTGTATTCTTCCGTTCGCCATCGCGTGAACCTTATGGCCTTCTTCTATCATCTTTGCCAGGTCAGGCGTGGTTTTAAATTGCTTTATTCCGATCTTTTTCATGGCCAAAGTATAACTGAGTTGCCCGCCTAGCATGTTAACGCGCAGACCTCAAAAACGAGGGTAAAGCCGTGCGAATCGAGTAATTTAAATTCTTTTCCTGCAGTTCTTGTTTCGAAATTATTCTTTTATCGAACCATGAGTAGAAACAACTTTTTGATGAAACCATGGCAAAAAACTCATGGCCCTAAGAATTACGGTCCGTCGGAACCATGAAGAAATAACTTGAAAAATCCCCGTCCCGCAAATAGAGCTATCTTGAAGCATCAATCTTTAAAATCTCTAACCTATTGAAAATTAGTACAAAAAAGGGCGCCCTCAAGGCACCCTGATGCTTTTATTAGCGAATTAAAATGCTACCTGATCACTCCCACTCAATTGTTAAATTGATTTATAACAATCTGTTTTCAAAAATAAGTTTTAATGAAATAGAACTAAATACCATGAAAAATACCATCAAAATATGTTCTCTCAATCTGAGAAATCATTTATGACAGCAGCACTTCTTTTCATCAAAGTATTTCCGCTCCATAACCTCCCCTTGCTTGCCGATATTGAATGAATCGATCGGACGGTGGTACCCCATCACCCTCGTCCACACTTCACATCTAGTCCTGTCGCTGTTCTTGATACCGTACTTCTGTAATTCGTTATCCATTTTTTCCTCCTATTATTTAGGGCCGGCGCCGTTATTTCCAGCTAAGCGCCCTTCTACAGTACTCAATAGCCGATCTTGCCTCAAGAAGTAGTCCTCTAGCCTCCTGTTCCAATCTGAGGCATTGAACTGCGTCTCGAGCTGCAGCGGTTTTAGCTCTATTTTCGAGGGCGCTGATTCGGTTGCGCATCCGCTCAACACTATTACGAGCATCAGACTCAGCGATACGGAGCTCCGCCAAGGCAATCGCCTGATTCTTGTATTGCGTTTCATAATTTTGAACCGTTGCTGTAAGTTGGGAAATTTGAGATCGAGCATTTTTTAATTGCTCCGAGTTGTGCCCGTGGTTCAGGCCGAAAAAATAAGCGCCGGCCACAATCAAAGCACCGGCGCCGAGTTTGAGAATTGTCACTGGAGTCACATCAGTTCAACCTCCGCTGTTCTTCTATTTAACAACCCCTTATTGGTTTTCAGGTCCAGCGTTCCATCCGGTTTCCTTTTTACGCTGCCATCCGGGTTGAACTGTCTTTCTTTTGAAAACGAAAGAAAGCCCCTTTTAGCTTCCTCTAAATTCCCTGCGTTTAAATAACCCAAAGTTTTCGATTTCACTACTGCCGACACTCCCAGATTAAACGCCAAATCCAGCAGCGCAATGTATTGTCCTCTCGTTAATCTGCAGGTTACGTAAGGAGCCAAACCTTCAGCGTGATCCTCAAGATCATCTCGAAGAAATCTTTCTGCCTGCTGGAGTGAAATCACCTGTCCCTGCCGGACTCCTTTCGTGTGGCCGTAGCCAATTGTCCACCTCCGGGCGGTACATCTGTAAGCCTTGAGTCTTAACCCTTCCCATTCTTTAACAAAATTTTCAGCAATGATGGGATTCCACTGCGAAAAATGGAGTTTTCCTTCAGTCATTTGCCTCTCCTTCTCGGTTTTTTATCGTTAATTCATGTTGTTCTTTAACGATGAACAAAAGGTTTCTAATTGAAGTTGGCAGGATCGATCCGAATCCGGCTCTTTCGACGTTTTCCAGAATGCTGATAAGCTCATTAATACAGAATGCAGCTATCACAAAGGAACCTATCCAATCTTGCCCTGTCAACTGGTCAATCCCGTGAAACAAAAGACAAATCAGAATAATCACGGCCTTCTTCACAAAACCTTTAAATCCGATACTGGACGAAAGCTCGTGCCTAATTAACGCTGAAACAAACCCTGTAAAGTAATCCGCGACAACGAAAACTAACAGCCAAATAAAAGGGTCGCAATGGTCTCCCACGGCCCAATTTACAAATGCACCGACCGCCCCGCCTACGACCATGAAAAATCGTTCGACTTGAGTAGGCAGATTATTAATAACGTTTTGCCACATTCTTTATCCCATAAAAAAAAGACGCCGAAGCGTCTTCTTCTGTTAAACGGTATTTTTATCGTTTCAAGCTGCGAATACCGAAATAAACCCCTGTTAAAGCCGCTACGGCGAAGGCAATATCTTTAGAAACTTCCATCCACATTCCGATCCTGTAAACAACAGCCGAAACAACAAAAACGGTAATTAGGTCAATAATTGTTTCCTTATTCAATCTTTTCCTCCCGAGTTTTTTCAAAGTCTTCTCTGTTTGATTCTATTCATTTTTTCTAATCACTTGACCATCGTCCTCAACGGGCCATTCGACCTCGTAGGGATAACCGCTCTGCTGATAAACCTGCTGCAGTGCTGCAGTCAGTTTTGCTTTTTGTTCTTCATCTAAGTCTGTCCGGGTCTTAACTACCTCGATTCTCTTTTTGATTTCGTCAGACACCTGAGAGGCTTTCCAGTATTTATGAGCCGTTTTTGCGACTGCAGGAGGCTCCGGCCAAACAATGCTTTCCGGGAAAGTTCGAGCCTGCGGAATATCTCGGAGCGCCTGTCGATACTCGAGAACCTGATCGCGTTCCTCGGATGTGATGGGATAGTCGTTCACAACGAGATAATCGGTCATCGTCAGGTAATAGTCTCTCGTAGAACGTGCTGCCGCTTCCTTTTGAGTCTTCTTCTCTGCTTCGGTAGGCTCCGGAATCGCCTCGACTGTCGTGGCGATTTTGTCTCCGTTTTTATCGTTTACTGCCGCCTCTCTGAAGTGCCCTGGATCGTTCTTTACATACTCAGTCAGTAGAGAACGGAGCATGTGGTTATGCAGTGTCCGGCTCTTGTGCGGAATTTCAACACCGACAAAATCAGCTGCAGACTGCGGGAACGGAATTTCATCCCACTCGGAGTTTTCATCGCCCACCTTTTTAATTTTGTAGAAAAATTTCGGCTTGAGGGCGGGCTTCACCAACGTGCAACGGGGCGGCATTAAGTATGTCCCAGGACGCTTTGGATTGACCTGCGCGATATGCGTGTCCTCGAAATATCCGTCCTCATCATAGACAAACACTGTTTTAACTAATTTTTCAACTTTTTTAGACATGCTGACTCCCAAAGAAATCAGGGCTTTAAAGCCCAAAAGCAAGCGCTATCAAATAACAGACTCTCCCGGACTCGCGCTCAGAGTTCAGGCGTCCGGAGTGAAATCCTGGGTTTTTAGGTTTTCCAGGAACGGCCGCGTTACAGACACAACAATCGGACATTGGCCGGAAATTTCATTGCTGCAGGCGCGGGCAATTGTTCGCAGAAAACAGAGAGAACTCGAAATCCAGCCAACCGGCTCTTTTACTGTTCGCGATGCGTTTAAGTTCTGGTGTTCAAAGAAGAAAGGAAGGATTCTCAGTTACCGAGATGAGCGGCTCCGGCTGGAGAAATACGTGATCTCAAAAATCGGCTCACGGCAACTGGATTCAATTACTCCTCCTATGATCATCCGGCTGATGGAACCGCTGGAAGAGGAAGGCAAAGCCTCTACAATTAAAAGGCTTCTCATGCGCACAAGAGAAATATTCGACATGACAGTCAACGCCGGATACCTTGCCTCAAACCCTTTATCCAAAATAACCAAAGTGTTTCCAGTCCCGGCGGTCACCCACATGCCGGCCGTAGATTGGAAAGAATTGCCTATCGTTCTCTCGCAACTGGAAAAACTCGCTCCTCAAAAATATCGGGTACTGTTCTATTTTTCGCTGGCCACCCTGCTGCGTCCAAAAGAAGTCATTTCTATCCGGACAGAATGGATCACCGACGAGGCAATCACAATCCCGGCTGAAAAAATGAAAATGAAGCGAACTCATAGAGTCCCGATGACACCCTACCTCGCTTCCCTGATTGAGGAGGCTAAAAATATGCGGAAAAACAAGCGCAGCCCTTATCTTTTTCCTGCGTCGTATGCCAACAAACCCATCAGCAGCCAGGCCTTGGCCAAGTGGATGCATGAACAAAAAGAGTTTTCAAACAGGCTCGTTCCGCACGGCCTTCGCACGATCGGACGTTCATGGTTTGCAGACCACGAAATACCGTTTGAAGTAGCGGAAGCCTGTCTTGCACACGTTGTCGGGTCGCAGGTTGTCAGGGCCTACCAGCGCGGGGATTATTTCGCAGCACGTCAAAAAATATTGCCAAAATGGCACGAGTACATTCAACACTGTGCTCAGTGTGCCAAGGTTTTAAATACACCCTCAGATAATTCGGGAGCTGAGACGGCTTAATTCATAACTTGTTCCTTGTGCCTGGCACTGGATAACTACGGGCTCCAAATCGACAAAATTTGGAGTCTTCGACGGCAAAAAACTACTTTCCGAATATCGCGGGAAAGATTAACGACAATTATGGCGGATCGTACCTCAGTCATGAAGGCTCATTCTCTGGGCCAGCGACAGCTACGGTTTATGGGGCTGTAACTGTTGGTAGTTCAGTGCTTACTTTTCTTACCACTACAAGTTCATTTTCTGCATCAAGCTCTAGTTCTGTTTATGGTGCCTCGGAAACAAACCAACCGAAGTCGATGCGCATTCTGTCTTTAGTGAGAGCGTATCAGGCATAAAAAACGAATAGCGGCAGGTTGGTTTGTCGTTGAAGCTCCGTAAACCGCAGAGTTTCGAGAAGCATCAAAAGACCAACCCAGAACTCCAGGAGCATCGCTTGCATACTGTTCGCGGTCAAACTTTCGAGGCCCTGATCTTGAAATGTACATAGCTCCGTTCAAACCGTAAAAGCCGAATTGTTGCAAATCGAATTGGTCGTTGTAACCACTACCATTGCTCCAGATATTCGGTCTAACCGAATATGTCAGGCACTTTCGCTGGCGGTAACGGTCATGACGATTGCTGGACGGGCCCGTTTAAAAAGATGGGTTCTTCTCTGTTTGCATACGGTGCAAACGCGGCGTCCGAGTTTTTCATGCAGGAAACCTCGTTCAATCCGAGAGAAGTAAATTCAATTTATGGAGGTTCCGATTCCGTTCAACCTAAATCAATGCGCTCTTATTTTCTCATTCGCTACACATAACGGATGAGAAAGTAAACCCGCAAAGAGGCGGGCTGGACAGTGCTAGAAGCCCCAAATATCGCAGTACCATTGTGCAGGTCTAATGAGACGTTTCGATATTTCGCGGCTGGAGGTGTTCCTGTTTCATAGTTTCTATCTGCAAAGCCGTCCGCCCACGATAGAGCGCCTAGGCCTTCTTGATCTGTCCCGGTTGCAACGCCTGTAATTTTTCCCGCGCTATTCGGTTAGACCGAATATGTCAGGTGTAGCTCATTGGTCAAGAGGCGCAGGAGCCTCAACCAACGGCCCCGTCATAGGAAGCAGCGGAAGTCTTTATCTACAAAAAGGAGGCACGTCTCAATCTGCACCCCATACGACCCCAGGAGATGGAGACCTCAATCTTTCTGTTGACGCTTCAAGATCGAGCGCGCTTTTTGGGGCCTCCGATACTGTGCAAGTGTCAGGACTTTTTGCGCAGTGTCTCATTCGTTACGAATAACGGATAAGGCAATACATCCGAAACGATTCAGGATGAACGGTTTCGGATGCTCCGTACAGTGCGCTGGCCATGTCGGCTTTCCACGTTAAAGTTTGATTGTATTCAGTTTTTGCATCGATCGTAATTTGCGGAGTTTTTTGGCCTTTGGTCTCAATTACATTTACAAGGCCAGTATTCATACCAGCGCCGAAACGGAAATCATACTGAAATGTGATATTCGGAAAGACCGAATA